TCTTGTGCAAACGGATCACCAAAAGACTTGTCAGTATCTTTGACATGCTCTGGATATCCTTTACCTTTCTTCATCATTATCTTTCTCCTTTTCAATTAAATCTTTTAAATTATTTTCTGCTGTTCTATCATCTTCACTCATTTGCTTTTCTTCTTCTACTGCTAACCTGCCAAGAACATCCATAGACTTAAGTTCTTTCTTAGCTTCTCTATCAAGTTTAGCTTTCTCTTTCTTAAAGTTATCAGCAGCACCTGACTCAAGCATATCAATGATTTGTTTATTTTCATCAAGTTCTAGTTGCTTCTCTTTTAGTTCCATCTCAGCAGCTTGTACAACTGTATCTTGTTGTAGCTTCTGTTTCTCTAGTTCTACCTTGGCTTGTTCAAGAGCTACGAGTTGTTGTTCAGGTGACTGAGCCATACCAGCAGCTTGATTAGCATTCATAACTTGTTGTGCAGCTTGTGCCATCACCATCTCAATTACTGAAGGATCTTGTTGCTGTTCTGGTGGTAGTTGACTAATAGCTTGTTGTGCTACACCATTCATCTGCTCTT